CCCAACTCGTTGCCATAGGTGCCCAGGATGCACACATCGTCGGGAAGCCCGAGGTTTCCTTCTTCCGTTCCAATTACAAGCGTCACACGAACTTTGCCCAGACCGTCGAGCGTCAGGTGATCCAGGGTAACCCCACTAGTGGTGGTATGTCCACGGTTCGCTTCGAGCGCAAGGGTGATCTCCTCAGCTACGTGTACCTCGCACCCAACGACGGTACGATGGCTCTCAGGTACAGTGCCAGTGACTGGGTGAATAAAATTTCCAAGGTGGAGCTGCTCATCGGCGGTCAGGTGATTGACGATCAGACGTCCACCTTTTCGCAGTTCATTGCACCTACTATCCTCGCTCAGAGTCTCACCAAGTCCAAGTCTGGTTTCGCCGAGGCGACTGGTAAGTTCTACCCCCTTCGATTCTCTTTCTGTGAGAATTGGCAGTCTGCCCTCCCCCTAATTTCTCTCCAGTACCACGATGTTGAGATTCGCATCACATGGAATACTCTTTCTTCCCCTGAAAAGTGGGAGTGCTACGCGCATTACGTGTACCTCGACACCGATGAGCGTTCGGTGTTGGCTGGTACCCCCCAGAACATGCTCATCACCCAGACCCAGCGCGCGATCGCTTCGCAGTCTAGGATTCAGGAGATTAACTTCAACCACCCCATCAAGCTTCTGGCTGCCGCTGATGGTAACGCACTGACCATTGCGGATGACAACAACAAGCTCAAGCTCCAGATTAACGGTACGGATGTCACCGACTTCAAGTATGTGGATCCCCATTTCACGGCTATCCCTGCCTATTACCACACGAACGCTTCTAAGGATGAAGGCAACAGTGGTGAAAACGATAAGCTCTTCCTGTACCCCTTCTGCCTGGATACCTGCAAGCTCCAGCCCACGGGTTCTCTGAACTTCAGCCGCATCGATTCGGCCCGATTGGTCTGTGACACGGAGAATCATGAGGATGACATCTACGGCGTGAACTATAACATTCTCAGGATTGAAAATGGCATGGGTGGCCTCATGTACTCGAACTAAATCCCGACTACTCTACGTAGTCAATTTCTTTTCCCATTTAACAATAAACCATGTGGTTGATTCTCATATTGATTGCATTCGTCTTTTTACTCACGTATGATCCCAAGTCGGGTACTTTAAATAAGTACGTCGAACTCCCTAACGCATCATGTAAAGATGGTCATTACCAGGAAGTTCAATTTGCTCAAAAAGGATACCAGTGTCCCAAAAATGATAAAACACATATGGGTGCTATAATATCTACTTAAAAACAAAATGTTATATCAGGGTATAATGTTTGCTTTTGATCGTGAAACCGCAACTATGGTTGCAGTCGTCGTGTGTATCGCTGCCACCGTCTATATGTTCAGGGAGATGCGAAAAACAAAGGATGAACTATCGGCGGCGATCGCCGCGAAGCAGCAGCCGATCGTGTACATGGAACCGACACCTGTCGCAGCGGCTCCGTTGGAGGAGCCTGCTCCCGAGCCTGCTCCAGCCCCAGCCCCGCCTCCGTCCAAACCACCCACGACACGAAAGAAGCAGGTTACGATTTCTGAGCCGAATCCGAGTGAATAAACATATTCGTAAATGTTAGAATTGCCATGAGCAATGAAAAAACACAAAGCCATAGCGATACCAGTTTCCTTCACGGGGGGAACACCACGTTTCCTCACCGTGAGGGACAAGAGATTTAAAGAATGGATATTCGTGACGGGAGGGTGTAGACGGCGAGAAATTTTTTATCCTCTTCGTTGTGCCCTCAGGGAGTTGGAAGAGGAGACAAGAGGGGTCGTATCCCTCAAGAGGGGGGAGTATACGAGTTTTACGTTTACAGTGAAGGAGAGTCCCATGGTGGATTTAGAATACACGGTCTTTATATTCTTCGTGAATTATTCGAGATCTGAACAGGTGGAGCTTGTAAAGAGGTTTAACGAGGAAAAATATAAGATGAATACGAAGAGGATACAGATGAGGCGTACGTACGACGAGAATGATTATATGAGTTTCGATACGTTAACGGAATTTAACGCACGTAATCAGTGGGACAGAATAGTTCAGCACGTGGTGAGGAATCCGGAATTTTACGCATGCGTGAGTTCCTTGAATAGAAAAACGTTTGTAATAAAATAATGAAGGCGAAGAATATGATTTTACTGGACATCAAGAATATCCTCATGGATAGGAAGGATTACTCCAGTGATAAAGCAGATGCATGGATAGAAGAAAATAAAGGTAAGACTGTGTATGAACTTTTAGTACTTAAGAAGACCCTTAGCAAAGTAGAAGAAGAATATAGAGATGTCTCGTGTCGGACTTCCATCTGGCATGAGGAAGAATATTAAAAAAATAATCCGATACAGGTATAAGTATGTTTAAGGGTTGGTGTAAACAACAGGGTTTTTGTAACAACTCCAATCTATCACACGTGCTCATGGATGGCGGTGTGCTGTCCGTGCCGTTTGATAGATTGAATGACTTTTACGTGGCGTACATAGACGCTGTGAAAAGGGGGGAGAAAATTTACGTCGTGGAACAGAAGACTGACACCTTTCACTTTTTCGTTGACCTCGATTACAAGAGTAAAGAGAAAGTATCATTTGATACCATCGAGGAAATCTGTCAGACTATATGTGACAGGGTATCCAAGTTTACGGATAAAAATGCTTTGGTTTCAGTGGCACAACCTAAAAAATGCGGAGATCTGATGAAGTACGGTGTACACGTTAACTGGCATGGGTTTGTGGTAGATCATGGTTCGGCAATGGCTCTTCACTCTCATATCGTATCAGCGCTGAATTTACTTTTTCCAACTACGAACTGGAACGAGGTGGTGGATACATCGGTATACGGAGGTGGAAAGAGAAACGTCAAAGGGAGTGGGTTCAGGATGCCGTGGTCACACAAGAGGGCGAAACACGATGCCTGTGGAGGAACTGGATGTTCGGGTTGTGAACATGGAAAGGTGACACAGGGTCCTTACAAACCTATTCTCATGTACGATAATAAACTGACTCGTATTCATGACAAAGAACCGAGTGTAGATATACTTCACATGGCCACGTTACGCACGGAGTCTAAAGATTTTTCCGTCATAGAAGGCTCCATGAGGGAAGAGGGAACGTTCAGTATCCAAGAGACGAAAGATACATTCAACGATCCTGAAACTCAGGCAGCTCTTGAGACACACATTCAAAAGTATATGGAGGGTCAGGCGAATGCCGAGATTACCAAGATGTACTCACACGATAACATGTATCTCGTGTCTACGACTTCAAAATATTGTGAAAATTTACAGAGAACTCATGCATCAAACCACGTATGGTTCTTCATAGAAGGTGATTCTATTCGACAGAAATGTTTTTGTAGATGCGAAACTATCAGGGGGAGGAAGAGTGGATTTTGTAAAGATTTTTCAGGGCGAAAGATTCTCCTACCAGATGAAGTGTACAAGAAGCTCTACCCCAACGGTAGTCAAAAGCCTCGTGTACAGCGGTCACCGTCCCCCAAACCACCTGACATGTCTCCGGTGTCAGTCATAGATGAATTTATGAATAGACACGTGTCTAAAGAACCCATGAAAGTCAAGAGTATTTTGAAAAAAAAGACACAATACAACGTCACGACTTCAATGACATGCCAGGGGTGTAAGAAGACTGAGGTACCATTCATCATCAAGAAGAAGGATTCAACTCTCAAACAGAAGTGTGATTGTAATACTCGTGAATTCAGACTTATAGATAAAATACTTGATATATTATAAGATGTACATCATAATACTCATCGCAACTTTCGCGTACATTATTTCACAAATATCAAAGTTTCAAGTATCTCACGATGTTTTGGACCAGCTCATAAAAGAGACACACGTGTATTCTGGTATACACGAAGAATCGTATAAACTATTTTATGCAAATATACAACTGGCTCGAGAGTACTTGTCTTATGCATTTTTACAAAAAGCGCTTCATCATCTCAACGAGATACCCTTATATATGTCCCCCATAGACCCCGATATTCAAAATGAAATAGCAGAATTTGGTCAGAAGATCGCTGTTTCTTTTGAAAGGACTGCAATGAAAGATGCCATGAATAAAAACAAGTATTTCAGTCCAAAATATATTTAAAAGGTAAGATGCTTTATGGTGTAATAATGACTTCCGTTGTTACAAGGTCCGGACGTATCTCTAAAAAACCGGAGCGTCTCGACCCAGAAGAAGAAATCGAAGATGACTATGAGGAATCAGACTACGATGATGATGAAGAATATTCCGATGATGAAGATCTTTGTGAGACTGATGACGAGGAAGAGGACGATGATGAGGATGCCGATGAAAATGGAAATCTAAAGGGTTTTGTAGTCGATGATGAAGATGAAGATGAAGAAGCTTAAAAGAAACATTTTATAGAAATTATATATGGACACGGATATAGGCAATCCTATAGAGTATAATCCAGAAGTGACCGAGGAAGAAGAACCACCTGTCCCATCTCCACCTCAGTATTATTTTCCACAAGCCATGATGGCCCCACCACCCCCTCCTCCAGAACCTAAGAAGGATTTTTTAGCCAATCTAGATAAAACGGCGTATCTTGTCATATTCGCTGCGTTCATCTTGGGGTTCTTCATGGGGAAGACTATGCAGCCAGTCATCTTGAGACACGGGTGAGTAACCAGTAAAATCACCGATGGGACCCGTTACTGGTTCGGTGAAATACGCGCGACTAGTTACCAGAGGATCTTTGAGCATATCCACTAAAACATCGGACGCTTTGGGGCGATCTTTGATGAGAATTTCACTCTTTAAATACACAAATAGTATCGCCAAAATACCAATGGCTATTAATAAGAATGCCGCTAGCATCAACATTTATTATTAGTATATTTTTTATTTTTCATTACCATGATGAATACAGTCGTGAAAAATAAATAATTGTTTTTTTTATTACGCTTCCTCCTCCTCGTCACCTTCCTCGATGGTATCGCGTGCCTTTCTGCGCTCTTCAATTTCCTTCGCCACTATGGCGTCGGCCTCTTTGACGAGTTCTTCCATGGGGGTATCGGGCTTCTCGCGCTTGAGACGTTCGATGATATCCGCCGGGTGGCTGATGGGAGGCTCGTCGGGCTTGTTGTAGTACTTCGAGTTTTCATCACCCGGTTTGTGGAAGATGGCTTCACCACCAACCTTAGTGGTCATCATATCACGTTTACGCTCTTCGAACATCTTCGCAGCCATGGCTTGATTCTCTTTGTAACCAGTCATGAGTTCTTCGAGTTTTTCGTTTGTATAATGTGCATCCTCAATCTTCGATGGATCGGGGGGAATGAGCAGCCACTTGTACATGTCAACCACATAAATATCAAAGGTGGCATCCTCCTTCTGAAGGCGCTTGGCGTGATTCGCAGCCTCTTCACGGGTGGCGAAGGCTCCTCTGATCTTAATACCAAACTTGTCATTCTTCTGGGGGGCTTCTGGGCCGACGACGGAAAGACATGCGTAGATTTGTCCGGGGACGGTGGTGTAATCCTGTTCGAGAGACATTATACATCTTAATGTATTCAAAACTTTAAATAACCTAAGTAATGGTTAAAGTTTTGAATAATTATGATACTATGGAAGAGATCCGCCGATATCACAACGATGAAAAACGGAGGCTCATCGAACACGTGGCACGGGCTGGAAACAGTGTGTTGGACGTGGGGTGTGGGTTCGGCGGTGATCTTCAAAAATGGAGGCATGCGAAGGTGAATCTGACTATGTGTGAACCGGATGAGGAGGCGTTGACAGAGGCTAAGAATCGTGCGAAAAACTTGAAAATCAGGGTAAACTTTTATCTCGGTGATATACACTCGTGTCCACATAGAAAATATGACATCGTGTGTTACAACTTTTCTTTGCACTATGCTTTCCAATCACGGGAACTTTTCATGAACACTATGAGGGAGGTGAAAAAGAGAATGAAACCAGGTGGTGTACTGATGGGCATCATACCCGATTCGATGCAGATTATATTCAGGACACCCCTCAACGATGCAGCCGGTAACTTTTTTAAGATGAGGAACACGAGTAATGGTGATTTCGGGGAAAAGTTGTACGTTCATCTCGTCGACACACCCTATTACGCAGATGGACCAAAACCTGAACCATTGGCGCACAAAGATCTTCTCGTGACGCATCTCGAAAATAATGGATTCACTCTGAAACTCTGGGAGTCACTAAAGGGAAATGACATTTCGAGACTGTATAGCAAATTTATATTTGTATATAGAAATGATAGCCATAATCGTGTTGCTCATAGTTAATATTCTAATTTTTATTAATACAAAAGAGGATTCACGGCTAAAGGAAGTCAAAGAGCGCTACAAAAAACTGAGAGACCATCTCAAATCTACAAATGCTGAAGAATTCAGAATGCTTCACAAGGAGATTCCCATCACGGGACACTACGGTATGTCGAAGGCTATAGGATACAACGCCAACAAGGGAGTTGAAATCGGTTTGTGTATAGACGGTACGGTCAATGATATATTCCATGTACTTCTTCATGAATTGGCTCACTGCACGGTCGAAGAATATTCACACAGTAAACATTTTTGGGCCATGTTTGATAAGCTCAGGAAAGAGGCTGTGTCGATAGGTATATACGAAAACATACATACCAGAACCCCCTTCTGTGGTAAACATATCATGGATAAATAATCTTGTACATATAATATAAAATGAGTAACGTAGTCAACAACGTATCTTTCGCCATGCCCGGTATCGCACAGATCGGTATATCACTCTCTACGTGGTTTGTCATGTTCATCGGTCTACTCGGTGTTCGTGCGGAAACACACCCGTGGATGAACACGGTTATTCTCACGGTTCTCTTCCCGATGTATCTGTGGTACATGGCCCGAAATAACATCCTCGGTAGTGTTTCCCAGGGAGCTATGCTGGCGACAGTCATAGGTGCTGGTCTCTTCATGACGTTGTTATTAGAGGCGAGAAGGAATTCCAAATTTTCCAAGAATCTCAAGAAGAACCTGAAGGAATACGGAAGGGAGACTGAGGGAACCGCTTACGCTTCTCTAGCCATCGCGGTGAGTCTCATAATCGGTGCGGGTGTTTCGTATACCATACTGGGAGACAACTTCCTCAGGGCTTAACGTATTTATGAGCGAAATAAAAGAGGATGCCCGCGACTAAACCAGTAGTGGCGAGGCCGACGAGGCTTCTGTTACCCTGAGCGTTGAGAAATTTCGGAACGGTACCAGCGAGCTTCTCCTGAACGGGTTTGCTGATGGCGGCGGCGGTACACGCGGCGACCACGAGGGCCGTCATCTGTTCATCGGTGAGGTTGAGGGGGTTCGCCTTCTTGGCGGCAGGGGCTTCCTTGGCTACGGGAGTGGGTGGAGCCTGAGGAGCCTGCATCATGCGAGGATCCATCGCCATCATGGGCGGTTCGAGGGGTTCCTGGGTCTGTCCCATAATATCGGCGAGAGGTGTAGAATCCATAGTTTCTTTATGTTCACTCACATTTTTTTCAGCGTTTTCCGGCACAAAAGTTGTAGACGGTTTATCATTTAAAGGAACCATGCCATCATCGGCATCCGACAGGTTTAATGTTCGCACGTCAGACATTTTATGTAAAATTACATTTTTTAGTCTCTATGTTTTCGCAGCCCACGTGAGGATGTCTTTTATAGACCAACCCGTCGTGTCAACCATATCTATTTTTTCTACTCGTCTGATGAATGATTCCTTTTTTGGAATTTGAAACGTATCATTCCTCATTCGCATTCTAGTTCCATCTGTGTTCCACGTAGACATATAATACGGAAAATGTTCTGTAAAATATCTCCAAATCACACCCTCTCTCGGCCCCTTATAAAACTTGTGTACGAATCCCCACGCCACACGCTTGATGAACCGAAGTCTTTCCCTGGGATCATCGGGTCCCTTTCGATACATGGGAAGACTATCAAAAGCCATGGCCATGAAAGCCTCGATGTAACAGAAATGATGTTGTGAAAGTTCATCATACTGCGAAACTTTCCACGCCCTGTTTAGATACCCTGGTTCTCCTGAAACATACATGGCACCAGCCATCTGTTCTGGAGAATCCTGAGTAAATCCACCCGTGGGCTGGAAGCCTATAGATTTATCCCTGATTTTGTACTCTGGATACGTGTCACGAACAACATCCTCAAATTCATTTAGGTACGCATCCTCACCCATCGAATCATACACGGTAATTTGTTTCGTTTTATTGTTCACCTTTAGATAAATGGCATGGCCCCCCGATTCATCTATGGTGGTCTCGAGATGTACATACTCTATGTCATACGATGTCCTGACAATATTATCGGTGTTTTTACATCGGTAAACCGCATCTTCTTTCTTTGTACTTTCCGAACGAATAGCCCTGAGGATATCTTCGTAGTGTCCCTGAATGATTTGCTTTGCGATTTCAGTAGCATGTTCGATAGTCAAAAGTTTTTTGGCATCTTCGGAGCCGTTGAGTGCCTCCCTTTCCAAAAAGTCATCGGTGTCAGATGATGGTTCCGTGGCGATGAGTTTGAGAAGTTCTTGATTCCTCATTTTATAATGTATGATTTCGTAAAATGTTTAAGTTACTTAGGTTATTTTTGTTTTGTTATTCTTACTTGCGTTGACTTCCCCTTGACATTCTTGGGGTTGGCCGCCGTGGTGCCCTTGGGGTTGAACATCTTTTTATGCGCCTGCCAGTATTCAGGGGCACCCACCTTGAAGTTTTTTCGAAGCGACGCCTTGTACCAGAACACACAATCTTCTATACGATTACTCTTCGCGGTGTTGTCCAGGACTAAACATTCGTAGTTTTCTGTACACGCGTCCATGACTTTATTGAACATGTCGAATGACGGAAAGATACCGAAGAAGGATTTGTACAACTTTTCTCTGTTCTGTATGATATTTTCTCTGAGGATAAACACGTAGTCAACATTTGCACGAAGAGCGGGTGGGAGGTCCATGCAGTACTGCATGGTCAGCATGAAGAATATCTTCCAGTGTCTACCGTTCATGAAACACTGTCGAATACACGTGTCTCGCATGAACTTGTTATCGTACATACAATCGTCGAGGAGGAGGAACGCCCCACAGTTTTGTTTTCCCGCACCCACCAGTTTTCTCTGACGGTCCATGACTCGCTCTATGGCTTCCCTGTCGTAGTCACCGTATATGAACAAATCTGGGATGAACTGTTGATAATAATGATTACCCTCCTCTGTCGCGGATAAGACGATACCCGCTGGTAGATGTTTTTTGTGATACAGAATGTCTGTCACGAGAGTAGATTTTCCTGTGTTTCTCTTTCCCACGAAAACGCATACCCTATCGTCAGCCATCGTGGCTGGATTAAATTTCCTGAGTTTTAAATCCATCTATACTATTGTTCTCTTTTATTTAATAAAATTTTACTCACGTGTATTAAGAATGGCAGGTCGCTTGAGGCTCGCTGTCACTGGTATACAGGATCAATGGCTCACGGGAGAGCCACAGTTTTCGTATTTCGTCATGAACTATAGGCGACACACCCGTTTCTCGACAGAAGCGGTGGAGAGACCCTTCGATGGAGACGTGGGATTCGGTCAGACCGTCACTTGTAGGATACCCAACAATGTCGGTGATCTCGTGAGAAGCATGATGCTGAAGGTGACTCTGGACCCCCTCCCGGTGGCTGACGGTACACTCGTGTCCAATACCTATAACACATCCATAGGTTCCAGGATCATAGAGTACGCTGATCTTGTCATCGGTGGTCAGACCATAGAGAGGCTCACAGGTGAATACATATACATGTACGATCAACTTCATAATAATCTCGATGACACTTCACAGACACTCTATTTCCTCACGGGCCACGGTAATCACATCGTATTTTCAGATCCATACACCTTTTATGTCAACTTACCGTTTTACTTTTTTAGACATCCCAGCCTGGCTATTCCCGTGTGTGCCATCACGAAACAGCTCATCGAGGTTCGTATACAATTCAAACCATCCGATTATAAAATATCTTACTCATACGAAAGACTCAGTGAATCGGATCCCTGGGAGGTGTACCCCACGAACGACGGTGGAATCAAAAACGTTTCGCTCATCACGGATTTCTATTTCGTGACGGAAGATGAAAAGAATTTCCTGTTGACTCGTCCCGTGGAGTATGTCATCACACAGTTACAGGTTGCCACCATACCCTTCGGTCCAAACGTCTCTTCGCGATCAGTCATGCTCAATTTTAAAAACCCAGTCAAAGAGTTGTATTTCATGGCGACGCTCCAAGAGCGCATTCAATTGGAAAAGAACGGTAGAAAACTACTCAACAACATTGTAGCAGAGACCGATCAGACACTCTACTTATCGAATGACATAAACATTCGTTCCGATGCACGGTTTATAAAAAATATGTCTTTAGAATTTAATGGTGCAACAATATTCGATCACGATGGAAAGCACATGGCGTATCAACAGGCATTGGATCATCACACTGGATGTCCTTCCCCAGCTCGTGAATTCTACATATATTCGTTCGCCATGAAACCTGAGATGTATTATCCAACCGGGCAGGTGAACATGAGTCGTATCATGCACCAAAAACTCAATCTGGAACTCGATGAGATAGATGACACGAACGATACATTTGTCAGTGTATACGCAGTTAACTACAACGTACTGCGGATCAGTAGTGGATTAGCAGGTTTAAAATTTTAGAGAGTACTAGTAGTAATGGCTGGACGCGTGCAGCTCGCCACGAGGGGTACACAGGATGTCTTTTTCACGGACAATCCAGAGTATACCTACTTTATAAAAAACTTCAAAAAGCATACAAACTTTGCCAACTTCACAGTAGATCATGATGTTATCGGTGAATTAGAATTTGGTCAGACACTTCGATGCACCATTCCTCAGGATGCGGGTGACCTTCTCAAAACGGTGAGGCTTCGGGTGACGTTGGGTCCTATAGAACAACCGGGAATACCCGGGGTAACCAGGGGATACGTAGAGTCCATAGGCCACGCCATGATTGATCACGTAGACATACGCATAGGTGGTACACTCGTACAGCGAGTCACGAGGGATTTTATGCAGATACATTCAGAGCATTATATAACACAGACTAAACAAGTTAATCTTTCTAAACTCATCGGTAAACCACCCCTCGAACTCTCTGGAACACCTGTGGATAGCTTTACCATATTACCATATTTAGAACCATCGAACACCGATGAGACGTACATCATAGATGTCCCTTTTTATTTTTACAACAACCCTGAACTGGCTGTACCCCTGTGTGCCATCACGGGTCAGGAGGTGGAGATTGTCGTGCAACTCAATAAAATCGATAAATGTATATATCAGACATTCATATTAGAGGATGCCGATGAGGGGGAGTGGGAAAAGGGACTCTATGTGTCCGACCAAAAGGGACTCATAAAGGGTTTCCAGGTTCAAACCGATCTCGTGACACTCGATACACCGGAACGCATCAGGTACCAAGAGGTTCCCATGGACTTTATCATCACCCAAGTACAGAGTGACACTTCTAGAATTCCATCGGGTGATACCACATTCAGACAAAAGTTACAGTTTGTAAATCCAGTCAAAGAGCTGTACTTTATCATTCAGAGACTCGGAACTGGTGTGTCCGTATTCGATTACGACAATACAAATCAGGTCGCCGGTAGCGTATACAACAACTACGAGCATTTGAAAAATCTTCAGTTGCGACTAGATGACGACGTGATACTAGATGAAAAGACGGGTAACTTGATTCACATCAGGGCAGTTCAGAGTGGTATACATCATTCGAGAACACAATTGTTCAGGAGATTTTATTCATACAGCTTCGCCCTCGAACCAGAGCGATGGTATCCCACGGGTCAAAGAAATTTCAGTCTCGCAAAAGAACAACACGTGACTCTTTCTCTCAACACAGAATCTTCAGAAAGAGAACTTAGAGTTTACGCACTCAGTTATAATATTCTGAGAGTTGAAAATGGAACCGCACGACTTCTCTTCGAAAATGGCACAGGCGACAATTGACATAGTGACCCCCGTCCTAGAACATGCCATGGTGTTATCAGGGCAATACGCAAAGGCGTGTGGACGGTCAGCCGTCTTGGCGAAAGATATCGAATACTGCATGAAATATTGCGCCATGCACACCGTGGGAAAACAGATTGGATCATACTTTCCTGATATATACGATAGTGATGAATCAGACCTAGATGACA